GAGCATTACCACCCACTGCAAGACCAATACCCGGATTTGGAGAAGTTGCACTTGTAGTCCCCACCAGCAAGTTACCGCTGGAGTCAATACGCATGCGTTCGGAACTGTTGGTGCTAAATACGATTGGAAACGCTCCGTCAGAGTATAAAACTCGCCCATATGAACCTGCGCCAAATGAGCCACCAGTCGATGTGTCAATACCTATATAAAAATTATTTGCACCGCCGTTATTGTTTATTTCAAGAACGCTTTGGTTTGTAGTCGCCGCTGTAATTTTTCCAAAAGAAGCAGATGTTGAATACACTTCTAGTTTTCTACTTGGCGAACTCGTACCAATCCCCACATTTTGTGAGGTGTCAATCGTGACTGCATCTGTAGTTCCATTTGACTGTAATTTAAGAGTGCCGTTACTTGCAACGCCACTAGAATTTAATGTAATTTGTGCCATTTACCCACTCCTTTTATGGTGTTCCATTTGCAACAATGTTTGCCGCTGATGTGATGATTCCTGTGGAATCCATTGAGGCAATTGTAGTTGCGCCATACTTGAATAACAACTTTGTGCCACTTTGCACAATCGTGAAATTGGTTGTTGCCAACGACCCTGCCGATCCTGTCGTGTTTTGATTCAGCGTTGGAATATCTGCGGCGACTATCGCCCTGAAACTCGGCGCACCAGAAGCACCATTGGGTGAGGCTAAAAAGTAATTAGCCGTCTTAGAACCAAATGGATTCTGCGTGTCTCCATAGCCTGAAGACAGGGAAATCGCTGGAGTCGTACCCCCACTAGATGCCACAGGCGAGGTGGCAGTCACTGAAGTCACAGGGGCAGTGCCACTAGAGGCGGCAGTGATCAATCCCTTGCCATTGACAGTGATAGAGGCATTGGTGAAACTGCCCACATTGGTGTTGACAGTGGCAAGCGTCCCTGCGGCAGTCACATTCGCAGAACCATCAAAACTAGGACTTGTGTAGGTCAAATCCCCTGAAATAGAGATTGTTCTGCCTGTGGTCAGCGTGGCGGCTGATCCAGTGGTGTTTTGGTTAAGAGTCGGAATATCTGCCGCAACAATGGCTCTGAATGTGGGTACACCTGCCGATCCATTGGGAGCCGCCAAGACATAGTTGGCAGTTTTGGAAGCATAAGGATTCTGAGTATCCCCATACCCACTTGCCAAACTGATGGCTGGTGTTGCACCACCACTGGAAGCCACAGGGGATGTGCCTGAAACAGAAGTCACACCAGTATTGGCAACAGTGATAGAACCTGCGCCATTGGTGACAGAAATCCCTGTTCCTGCGGTCAGGTTAGCCTTTTCCCAAAGGTCAGTTGTATCGTTGTAAATCAGTAGTTGACCATCAGTAGGGGATTGAGCCGACACATTGTGCAACTCATCCATCTCATAGCCATTTTGAATTCTTACCTCAATTGAGCCTTGATTGACATGGCTACGAGTGACCACACCAATGTAAACAAGGTGGTTGGGTGCGTATTGCTTGGTGGAAGTGTATCCACCAGCCGTGCTAGAACTCAGATACAACTGAGTACCTGCGGCATAGGCAGATGTGTCTAGCCCTGCAATATCACCTGAGAGAATGGCATAACCATTGTTGTTGTTGGAGATGTCAGCAAAGACAACACCAAATGTTTGGGCAGAAGTGGCATCACTGTTGGCAATGGCTTTGGATACAGTGGCTTTGTTGCCTGATGCGCCACTGATATAGACCACTGTTCCCTTGGAAAGCGTTGCACCTGTCTCATTACGAATTTGTGCAATCACCCTTGGGGATGAATAAACCGCTAAGTCAGTCGTTGAGCCTGTGGTGGTGACAGTGACGCTAGAGTCAGTCGAGGTGACAAATTGCAAGGTTTCTGATTGGTCAATCTTCTGCCAAACAGTTCCATTGAATATCAACCAATCACCGACTTGCCAATCTGTAATGCCATTGAGATTAGTTGAGCCAGCAACACTAACGACATAGTAGTAGCCGTTAGTACCAGTACTAGATGTAAGAGTAGGCGTGTTAGTAGAAGCATTCCATGTGCCTTGATAGGACAAACCACCTGCTACAGATGCCCAAGAAAGTGCAGAGCCATTGGTTGTCAGAAACTTTCCTGAATTTCCTGTTTGACTAGGAATCAGGTTGTCGATCTGGGATTGTAAGGAAGCTAGAGTATCAAGAACAGACTGAGAAGTACCGCCACCATTAGTAATGACTTTGATACGTTCTGCAAGATCAGGAGCAACAACCTCACCAACATTGAGTTCAACACCAGTAGACAGTTTAATAATGAGGCTACCATCAAAATCAATACGAGCAGAGGTAACAGAAACACCATCAACGCCGTCCACTCCATCACGCCCATCTCTACCAGCGTCACCTTTATCACCCTTTGCGCCATCTCTGCCGGGTCTTCCATCTTTTCCATCACGACCATCCTTTCCATCTAAGCCGTCACGACCATCTTTGATGGAAGCCACTCGTTTTTCGATGGCATTACCCAAGTCATCGTATCTTGACCGAATGTCAGCCTCAATCTTCTTGAGTGCTTGAACAACTAAGTCAACATTCTCACCAATCCTACGCTTTTGTGCTTCTTTGGCTTGAGCAACAGAGGATTTGACAGACTCCAAAACTGCCATCTGCTGTTCAGGAGTCATATTCTTGAGAATCAACTCCTTGGCAAGATTTTCAATATCCATCACTCAGCCCCTGTTTGAGCAGAAGTCAATTGTTTGGTCAACTGATTCAAGAAGTCTTCTTCCATGCCTGAAATCTTGTTGTTCTTCTCAGCCATCTGCATCTCAACAATCTTTGACTTGTTCTTGATGTCTGCTTCCTTCAGCATCAATTCAGCAATCTTGACCCTCTTATCGAATTCTTTAGCGGCTAAGTCATCGCTTGTGGGCAGATTCTTGGTAGTCGCCGCCATAGTCTTGGCTTGAACTTCTGCTGGCATCAGTTGAGCCTCGGTCAACAATTTCTGAGCCTCGGCACGATTCTGTTCAGCTTGAGTGGTTTGGACTGCAATCTGAGCCTGAGCCGCTTGCAAGGCCAACTGCTGTTGAACCTGTGCCATCTGCTGTTGTTCAGGATTGGGTTGCATCATCTCATCCAACTTGGCAATCAACTCCATGCGGTTAGACAGGCTTGAATTACCCACAATTCCCTTGAGAATGATGGGCAGAACAGGCGTATCAGCACCAAGGGTTTGGAGTAGGCCGATGAATTGTTGTTGCTCGTACTCTCTGGCAATGATGCCAAGGGTGGCAGTCGGGATGAAGTTCATGTCCACAGAGGGATAACGCTCAGGATCGAACTGCATGAACCTGAACGCCGCCTTCTTGATGAATGGAATCAGGAAGTCTTCTTGGAAATTGACCAAAGTACGCTTGTACTTCTTGATGATGGTGGCAACTGCCATCGACATCCCTGCATTACTGCCATCCCTAGCGGCCTGAGACACCATGCCATTGGAGTCCAAAGTACCAGTAGCCTGAAGAAGCATGGTTTGGAATGCTTGAGCAGTTGCAAGGTTGTTTTGGTCTGTCGTGCCAAACTTGAATGGGTAAAGAATCTCGTTGGGATTGCCGTTTGTCAGGATGGCTTTGCCCGGTTTGACCTCAAACTTCGCACCACGAGGCAAACGAGTTGCATCCATCGCCATCATGGGGCTAGTGGTCAAGGCTAGAGAGTCCAAATGACTGCGAGTCTGAGCATCTATGGCCTTTTGCATATTGAATGCTTTTTCCACAGTGCCACGACCAAGCAATCGGTTGGGAACAGTGTCATCTTGGTAGGACAAAACAGGTCTGTCCTTCATCATGTAAGGGTTTTCTTCCGCTTTGAGGAGTAAACCATCGTTGGCAATGACCACAATGGCTTCAACCATATCGGTGTAGTCCTCTGCCGCCGAGTTTTCTGGGAATAACTCAACGATTTCCTTGTTTTCCTCCATGTTGTTGAGGTATTCACGAGGAACCAGACCATAGTAGGTCAGCAAAAGCACCTTTTCGTCCTGATATTGGCTTACCTCTTGGGTTGGCTCAAGGTCAGTGTCTTCGTAGGTGGGCGTGATGTCTACTTTTCTGTAGATTCCCTTCTCAATGCCAGCCACAATCTTATGGATAGAGACATATTTCTCGATTGCCACCCCCATACAGTCATCCACAGATGTGCCGTTGGGGTCAAAGAGGAAGTTCTTGGGGTTGACAGGGACAATCTTGACTGCCACTCTGTCTTTTTCCATCACGCCAATGGCGGCTTGACCGGGCTGACCCATGATGGGTTGGGTAGATGGGATGTATTCTTTCTCTGATTTAACGATGATTTCGCCAATCCCAGTGCCGTAGATTTCAGCCATCAACTCAATCTGGTCTATGGACTTCCTGATCTTGTCTTTTTTGAAGTCTTCCATCAATTGAGACTTGATGAGTTCTACATCAATCGGGTTTCCATTGATGTCTTGGATGTTGTCTTCAATGTCAAAGAACTCACCTTGACCAAAGATGGCTTCCATGATCTCGGCATGGCGTGTCTCAACTGCTTGTTGGGTAGCAGGGGTGACGATTCGGCTACGCTCAGACTCACGGGTCTTGTCTTCAGATGCCCATTGGCCTCGGAAGATGCGTTCGTACTCTAGCCAATCAGGGAGGAAGTTGGTGTCTCGGTAGTCTCGCCACCGATTGCAGTGGTCTACAACAAAGTCGGTAAGTTCTTTATCAGCCTCGGTAGGCTCGTAGAAGTCGTTTTGATTCAGTTTTTCAGTTGCCATTACACCCCCGCAATTACATCTATTGGCTCCCAATCATCTTCTTGGTCATCCACAAAGTAAGATGTCACAGCCAGTTGGTCAATGTACGACAAGGCATCGGGTAAGTCATCGTGAACGCCTTGGGATGGGAAAAGTAGGAGTTGATCCTTGAATTCATCCCAATCTTCTTCAGCGTTTAGCACAATCCTTCCATGCTCAAATCGCCCTTGAAGTGACCAAATAATACGATCAGCCTTTTTGCGATTGCCGTGGGTCAAGTCAACTATGTGCGAATATACATTATTTTTTCGCATCAAGTCACTCAAATAGGGTAGAACGGCATTCTTTAATGCCCCCCTCTCAATCCCCACGCTCAGGGGTTTGTACTCCCTCATCTTCAGCAAGATGTTGGCGGCAGTCTCCCTGATGTCCCACCGCCCAAAGGCAATCTCTTTGACAAACCACTTGCCCTCGTCCGTGACTTTGACCACCGCAATGGCAGTCTGGTCTAGCCGTTTCTTGGCGTTAGCCGCTTGTTTGGCAACTTCCTCAAACCCGGCTAAATCACAGGCAATATAGTAACTTCCATACTCAGGCTCAACCCCATATTTCAGCCATTCTTCTTTAAATACATCGCTTCCAGCGTTGTCAAAGGAGGCCATGTACTCTTGTTTGAAGGCAAAGGTCGAGAGGGTTTTCTTGGCAGAGTCGATTTCGGATTGGTCGATCAGGGGGTTGTCTTTGGTGGTGAAGTGCCAAGACTTCCAATCTGGGTCATCCCCTGACTTTCCGAGTTTGAAGATGTCGTAAAAGAAGTTTCGGCCTTTGGGGGTTCCGATGAACATGGCTCGGCCTTTTTTATCCGACAGTGAAGCTCGTATGACCTGCTCCCATGCTTCGGGTTTAATATCGGCGACCTCGTCAAGCACAGCATAGGTGAGCGACACGCCTCGCAGAGTGTCAGGACGGTCGGCTCCTCGGACATAGATTTTGGCTCCGTTTATCAGAGTGATGTCCATGTTGTTGATGTGAGAGGCTTGGATGACTTCTCGGCCTAACTCCAACAACACATCCCAGATGATCTGCCTCGCCTGTCCATTGGTAGGAGCGACATACAAGACGGCACTCCCTGTTGGGCAACGCAACCCTTCGATCAGCAAGGTGACGGCTGAAAGCCTTGACTTCCCACACCGCCGACCAGCGGCAATGACCTTGAACCTCGTTTTATCAGCAAATACCTCTTGTTGCCACGGTAGAAGCGAGAAGTTAAGGTCGGACATTATTAGCTACCAAAAATGACAATAGCAGAGGGAAAGGGGGCTGAATTTTTTGAGCCACCAAACTTCAGCCTACCTTTAATAAAGGTAATTTTGCCTTTCATTGCATAGTCGTGCCACCATTTTGTATCTGTTCTTGATGGAACAAGGCAAACAACAATTGCGCCTTGTTGACTAGATTCATAGGCTTTTTTCATCCAACGACCTATTTCTTTGCCATAGGGAGGATTCATCCAACATTTTCCATTCCAAATTTGATTCAAGCCGTCATCTTCTTTTGAGAAAAATTTTTGACATTTGGCGTTATCCTGATTGGCACAAACATCCAAATCAAAGCCACCAACAAAATCATTCCATTTTTGAAAGAAATCCATAGGAGTAGCCCAAAGTTCAGTTTTACTTGAAAAATGAACGCTCATTCTTTAGCCTCTATGTCTTCTGCCTCTACAGTGTTGTCCCCAATGTTGATGCCACCAATGCCTGAAATGGTGATGTTGACTGCGCTTCTCTGATTCTTTTCCTTCTCAAACAGGGAGACAGGAAGCATTCTGTCCATACAGAGTTTGAGTGCCGCCATCTGAGAAGGATGGTCATCATTCATGGCAATCTCAACAGTTTTCAGTACAACATTACTCCCTGCGGTGTTCATCAGGAAGTCTTTGAGTTCTCGGATGCGCTGTTGCTCGGTCTTAGGGAGGTCTATGGCAAGCGTTTTCTCAGTGATTTTGGTGACAGAGAGTTTCCCAGACCCCTTGGGTCTACCGGGTTTACGCTTGAACTGGTCAGGCAGAGCATCCACAACATCCATTTTTACTGTTTCACAGAATGTAAGTTAGGACACACTTTACACCAGAATGTTTTTTTTGTATAGTGTCAAGGCACTTTTGTGTCTTTGTCAGAGTCTATCGGCTTATGTGCAAACTCTTGGGTAGGAAGTCGAGTCTTCAAGGTGTCGTAGTCTTGGATAGATGTAGTCCCCGAAG